ATCAAACACTACTTCTCCAACCCACTCCGAATCGGAAACACAACCATCACCATCCCCTTCGAGGGAGGCTACGGCCCATCGTGGTATCACACAAAACCAGAAACTTGCATAGGACGTATATGAAAACTTTTTGGATTGAATACTATAACCGTGGCGTTGCTCACATCACAGATCAGCAACCCATCGACCCAAAGTTCCACAAGACTGGAACACCTTATGTCAACCTTCTATCAAAGATAGTTTGTGACTTTAACGACTGGCTTACCAAACAAGGAGGCCATCGTAAGCAAATCCACGTCAAAGAATCCCGACTTCTCTCGCTCTGTCACAATCTATGATCACCCCACAACAAGCGCAAATAATGCGACTCCGCATTGTCGCCGCGCTAGACACCAATGACGAAACTTCCGACCGAGACTCCGACGGGCATGTCATCGTTGACATCGACCAACGCTTCGTCGATCAAATCTTCAAAGACTCTTTCGCTATGACCTCCTGGTGTCAAAGCTGGAACATCATAACCGAGCCATACGAAATCGCTCACGAAGGCAGAACCTCAACCCGTTCCAAGTGGATGCGGTTCAAAAAACCAGACCTATGAAACCAATGCTTGCCCACCGGTTTAACGACCACCAGCACCGGGTCACCTACCCAGTCTTCATCCAGCCAAAACTCAACGGCATCCGCGGCATCTACAACCACGGCACGTTCCAATCCCGAGATGAAATCCTCTGGCACCCAGACGTCCTATCCCACCTCGTCCATGAGCTCCTCGCCTGCACATCCCCTGACCAAATCCTCGACGGTGAACTTTACCTCCACGGTTGTTCCCTCCAAAAAATAAACGGTGCAGTGTCTATCAACCGAAAATCCCCCGACACCTTCACCCAAAACATTGAATACCATGTCTTCGACATCATAGACCTCAACGACCCGCTACAAGATTTCACCCACCGTGCGGTTGCCTTGGCTGACCTTTCCAACCGACTAGCATATCACAAGCTGGTGAAAGTCAAGGTCGTTCCAACACTGATTGTCACCCAACCAGAAGCGGAACAAGCATATCTTAATTATCGTCAAGCGGGTTATGAAGGCATCATGTATCGGCATCCGTTCAGGCCTTATGGATTCGTCGAGAACTGTGGCAACCAAGACAACCGCTGGACTTCATTGCTCAAACGCAAAGCCTGGATGGATGACGAGTTCGAGATCGTCGACTTCAAAACCACCATTGGCGAAAAAGGCAACCGTGGGTTTCAACTCACCTGTAAAACAAAACAAGGGCATCTTTTTGAAGTCGGCTCTGGCTTGGCTGCATATGAAGTGGACGAGTGTGAACAAAATCCACCAATAGGCCGGCAAGCCCGTGTCCGCTACGAGATGCTATCTGACGGACTAAAACCTTTGAAACCTACTCTCGAAGCTATCTTGTGAACTTCCTCTCCTCCTATCAAACCTATGCATCCGGCGACGAAGCCCCTCCAGACTTCCACACATGGGCAGGACTATCCGTCTTATCCTCTTGTTGTGGTCCAAACTTATGGCTCGACATGGGAAAATACAACCTCCAGCCCAACCTATACATCATGTTCGTCGGTCCTCCTGGCATCAGAAAGTCTACCGCCAAAAACGTTGCACGAGACATCCTGATGGCGATTCAGAAAATCCCAATCATACCATCATCCATCACCAAAGAAGCCCTAGTCAAAGACCTCTCCGACGTAAAGTCCCGTCATCGCATGGTCTACAAATGGGAAGACAAACCACGCACGTTTACCAAAGCCGCAATCCTTTCCGACGAATTCATCAACCTGGTCTCCCACGGCGGTGATCCACTCAGCTACCTTCAGCTCCTCACAGAAATCTACAACCCCACTCCTAACTTCGAGACCACCACAATTTCCCGTGGCAAAACCGAGATGCCGTACCCATACATCACACTCCTCGGCTGCATAACTCCAGAACTCACTGCGAACCTCATTAACCAAGGAGCGCTCTCCGGCGGCTTTTCCCGTCGAACCCTCTATATCTACGCCAACAAAAACGGCAAACCAGTCCCACGGCCAGTCCTAACCGAAGCCCAACTCGAAGCCAAGCAGCAACTTATCCTTCGTGGTCGTACCATCCAAGACTTAAAAGGCGCTTTCCAATTCACACCATCCGGCATGGAAGCCTACATCTCATGGTATAATCAAAATTTCTACGGTCTCCAAAACGCACCTACGCAAGCCATCGCAAACTTCCTCCAGTCCAAAGCGGACCAAGTCCTAAAAGTCGCCATGCTTCTCCAAATCTCCGAGCACAATGAATTGATCCTCGACTCCCCACAACTTCACTCTGCAATCTCCATGGTGGACATCGCCCAGCAACACATTAACTCTGTGTTCTCGGCTGTCGGACGTAACCCACAAGCAGCAACTCTGGCTGGCATCGTCTCCTTCGTTGACCAGAAATCCGAATCCCCACCGCATTATGTTACTCTCAAACGCGTCATGGGTTCATTTATCAAAGATGCACCAGGTTCAGAAATTGTCAAAATGCTTGCAGACCTAACGAAAACTGACCCGCCACAAATACACGAAGCTCGCATATCTGTAGCGGGTCAGGTTCTGACTGTCTACACTTCAACTAAACATCAGGCGAAGATCACCGCATCCGCCACGGTTCCTGCTGTGTCGCTAAATCTCGCTCCAAAGCGTCCTTAACTCTACTCCTATATGGCATCCCCATCATCTGATACAGCTGAGACTTCATCATCTCACGATCTACTTCCTGGCTCTGTGGAAGCTGCACCCCCATTGCACGAGCCACACCCGCTAAAGCCGCATTGTTTCCCGTGGTTCCTACCTCGCGTAAGTCCTGAGGAAACCGCTTCGCTTCTTCGAACTGCCGAACTTTACTTCCGATGCGACTGACCACCTGTTTCAACTCCTGTGGACTATCCGTCTCCACCAGCTTCTTCGCTTCCGCAATGACAATCTGCTGAACCACAGCACTGCCTCGACCTAAGTTCTCCTGAACTCTTCTAGCCGCATGGGATATCTCTCGTGCGGCTTTTTCGTTTCTCATTTTAGCGATACGCTCAAACTCGATTTCTTTCCTAGCTTGCGTCGAGCGGAAACCAAAAGCCGTGCCAAGCGGAGACTCACCAGACGCTGGAAGTTCTTGGTCCAAGGCTTTGGCTATATTCCTGATACCAGTAGGCCCACCTGATGCCAGAGCCTTCCGCACATCATGCTCCTGTGACAAACTCTCCCCCATTTTCCACATACCGTTTATCATCCCTGCCGTAGGCCCAAGCAGGCTCGCAGCTGAGAATCCATCATAAGCATTGAACCCTAAGAAACCACCAATCGCAAACCTACCATGCAGATCCGCCGGGATGCCTAACTTCTCAGCCAATGCACTCGCTACCCCATGACTAGCCGCCTGTGCTAGCAACGGATCACCAGTGACTTCTTCCAGATTCTCATACAACTTACCTCTTACATCCTCGCCCATCATTTCTTCCCACAATGTCATCAGCGCACCAACAAAAGGCAAGCCAATCAACCCACTTGCCGCCAACTGCGCACCAAGCATAGTATGCAACGCGGCACGAGCGTTCTTCGCGGCTACTGGATTATCCTTAAATCCAATATAATCCTTGCTGTTATACCCATGTCGTGCATATGTCAAAGCCTGGCTAAACCACCCAGTCGTATACCCCTGTAGCCCATAGAACAAATGTCCCAAGACCGCATTACCTTTAAACGGTGCTGCTTGTCTATCTGCTCTGCCACCAGACTTGTTCACCACGACCTCATACAATCGCACTTTTTCCTTTGCTTCTTCATGACTAAATCCAGCTTCCCGATACGCACGATATCCACCGAGCAATCCCATGATAGCATTGTGTCGTGTGAACAAATTATAAAACTTCAACGACCAGTTAGCATACGCCGTTGCGGGGCTAAGCGCTAACTCCGCCAACGACTTCTTCCTCCCACTATCAGTCATTGAGATCAACTGCTGCTGTCTGAATCCCATTTCATCAAACGCATAGTTCAACGGATTTGCATTAATAACATGCTTGTGTTCAAACAGCATCTCCCTTTCCTCTGCGTTTGCCCAGTCATCCCACAGATGCACTGTCTCACCTGTGGCGAATTTCTTTGCATTACGCTTATAGAATGCTGTGATGTCTTTGCTGGAAGAAGTTAACACACCAAGCGCTTTGCCAGTGCGGAGGCCAATGTTCCGCATCTCAGCAAGATGTGTCATCACCGGTTGCATAAGTTCTGCAATATGCCCAGGAAGATTCATACCGATGAACCAGGCTGCGTTTGCTTTTGACAGCTTTCCAAGCCATGGGTTATTAGGCGTCTTGAAGTTTTCATAACCCTGCTCAAACGTCTGCTTGGCATCAAATGCACTATCAAGGTCTGGATTCAACATCGCCACTGCCATCTTTGCATTCAACGCACTTTTCATAGAGCCTGAGATTGCTTTGTGGATGAACAGTAAATCCTGCTCCAGTGCATTCAACCTATCAGTCCCTTCAGCAAATTCTCTCTTTGCTTTGGTCGAGAATACTTGTTGAGCTGCTTCATCCTGTGTCAACATAGCAACAAAGTTGATATTCTTTTTCAACTCTTCTTTGATATCCGTTGCCAGCCCAAGTTCATCTAACGAAGTTTTCAAACGGTCTTCCATGTCCTTCAACCGCTTCTTCGCAGTGCTTTCAAGAACCCATTCATCAGTAGGTTTGAAGTCTATAATGCGGATGATGCCTGGAGTCCAGCCTTCAGCTTCCAGCTTCGCAGCTTGATCTTCAGCGTCCTTCGCAGTCCGTGCTTGCATGTTATATTCTTCACCACCTTTAGTCCACTTTTGCTTAATGGGCTGAAACCTCCGTGTGCTACCGAACGCAGGGTTTTTCTTATACTCCGACTCAAGGTCTCGGATATAGCTCGCAATAGTCGTCACATATTTGGTAACCGACTCAGCTTCCACAGCGCTTGGCACTTGCTTCATAACCTCAGCAAGCTTCACCATATCGCCTTGACGCACCGCTTGCATGGCCTCGTAAGCTACCTTTTCAGACAGCTTAAAGTTCATCTTCATACTGTCATAGCTGAACAAAATCCGATGGAGAATATCCGTTTGTTTGTCCCACTCGCTTTTCACAATCGTCCCATGAACGATTGGCATAGCAACTTCACTGCGCTTGATAATATACTCTGCCAGCACTCTCTGTGCTTCTGGGTTATACTGTTTGACCTCTGCGCGTAGCTCTGGGCTCAGCTTGGTCAAGTCAAACTCCACAGTGCCATCAGGATTTTTCACCACTGCTGTGTCCATCAGCTTCTGCAATTCCACATTAACCCGGTCCAACGTCTTGTTCAACGACTCACTGTCCCTGATTCTAGCAGGTCCAGTGTTCTTCTTCACATTCAGCCCCGTGTGACTATAATCCCCCCAGCCGATGCCCGCATATGCCTGCGCAGTGAGGTCAGCAATCAACGGTGTCGTATCCACCCAAGCTACAAACGGTTTTTGCAACCCCTCATGAGTAGCCGCCAACGACCCCATACGCATTACCCAGTTGTCAATCTTATTCATCAAACTAGCCCCAGGCTTCCCTGTGCTACCATACTCACCAGCGGCGAACTTAGCATCTGCCAAATCAAACACATCCGTCTGACTCAAGTTCGCCAATTGATTCAGGTCGCCTAAATTCTCCTCTGCTTCTCGTGCGCCTTTCCGCACCGCCGCAAACACATCCCGGACCTGCTGCACCCTTTTCAGTTTTTCTTGATCACCACCAAAGCGCACATACATCTGCGCAGCTCTCACCACACCTTGTATCTGCCCAGCAATCCAATCATACGCATCCCTCACCACCTTTGGCAAGAATGTATAGAACCTACCTGGGTCCTTCACCTGATGCAATCCTGTCGCCCAGATTCCATAGATATTCGCAAGGACTTCATCCTTGTCCATGTTACCTGACTTATCACGAAGGTTCTTAATAACATCCGCGACGCCTGGCAGGTTACGTGTAGCCTTATCCAAATACACATCCGCCAGCGTGTCTACCACCACCTCAATTTCATGTGGGTTTGCGGAACCTGCCCACAAGTCCATGTCGGTGATGATAGCTTGAGCTTCTGGTCCGAAGAGACCGTTGCGAGCTTTGTCGATTAGGATGTGAGATGATTCGTGGGCGAGTAGGGAGGCTTGGACTCGGATGCGATCTAGTGGGGAGAGGCCTGCTAGTGCTTTTGGGTTGAGGAAGATCTGACGTTTGGCTTCAACGGCGGCAGCGTAGACCTGACTGCCAGGGATACCTTTTCGGGCGAACAGTGTGTTAACACGTTCGGATGGTGAAGTGATGTTGTAGACGCGTGCGGTGACGGTGGATTTTGGTGTGCCGTCGGGATTACGGAAGACTGGGGAGCCAGTGATTTTATCAGGTGAATTTCGAGGAGCTTTACGATAATAAGTAACTTCGTCACCATTAATTGCTTTATGGATGTTATCTACACGCTGATAAGCCTGACGTTTTAATTCAGCCGGTGCGTTCGCTTCTGTCCCTTTATATAGAACAGTGTCAAACTCCGGCTGAAAACCATCATATTGAACCTGCTTTACTACGCCTGCATTCTTATGCACCCCGAAGTCTTCCATCACACCTTCCCCAACCAGCTTCTTCATGATCGAAGGCATGGTTGTGTCGTAGGCTAGGCGCATTCCGCCTTCTTGTGCCACTTGCTCTTTAGCAACCTTAACCGGAACAAGCTTCAAACCATCCACCATGTAAGCACTGCCATCTGTCGCCACAATCAAGCGACGAGTTTCATTGCCCACAAGCTCTCTTGGTGAGTGTGACCATTCTTTTCCAGTAGAATCTGCAAATGCTTCGGGCTCAAGATTTCCATAGGTCTTCTTATAGGGAATTGCTTCTCCTGTGACTTCAAAGACTTTAGTCGAATGCTTATCATGCCCCTCCGTCATCATCGCAGTTTCACCATCGCTCACTGCGACCTTGGAAATTCCTTGTTTCTGAGCTTCCTTGATGACAGCTTTGAGGATGAGGTTTTGGTGGATGGGGAGAAGAGAGTGTGGTGAAACTTTACTGTCGATGAATGCCTGTGCAGCTTCTTTAGTCTTCGCCCCACTCAGAACTCTTGTAGTACCTCCTCCTGTTTGACGATAGATAACATCAAACTGCCCTTCTTTACTTGCGTTATAATCCCAAGCGTCCGAAGCTGGCTTAATTGAGTAACGGCTTCTTTCTTGACTCCACCGACTCTGCGCTTCACCCACAAACATCACCCTCTCTCCAGTCTTAGGATCAGGGACGATTTGAACCATCGCCCAGCCAAGTGTGTTTGGAAGGTTTTCGTGAAGGTTGTCTTGTTCCCACATGGGCTTGTTCTTTTTTTCTTGCCACTCTCTACGATAGGGCTCGATAGGCACACTTGCGTCGAGACCAAAATACTCGCGCACAGCTTCGTCCGACGGCGACCTCATGGAATACGGATCGTGTGGCAACACCACATCCACCCGCAACACTGGAAACTTCTTCGTGTCGAAAGGGGAGATTTGGTTGTAGTAGGAGGTGGCGCGAGGGCCAGAGGTATCAAACTCACCCGCTTTCTCCATCTTGCGTAGCTCAACATATCTTAAAGCAACGTCGCCAAAGCGTTTCTTTATATCTTCGATTCGCTGAAGGCGCTCTTGGTTTTCTGTATACTTAGGGTTAAGTAAACTTTCGTCAGGAGTAACTAAATAAAGCAAGGCGGTTTGATCCGCAATAGAAAGCGTGTCATAAAAATTATGAGTTAATTCAGCGAACTCAGCTTTTTCTGGCGAAGCATTGCCATCCTGCCCATACGTCACTACCTTCACCTGTTCCCCAAGCATGTTCAACTTCTCCCAAAGGGTTTTGACATTAACCCTGTCACCTGAAAACGCCTCCGGCACCAGTTCCTTATAAAACGCCACCTCACCATCTTGCAACGGCCCAAACTGTCCACCAGCAACCTTCAGCTCCTGCACACTCAACGTCCCATCCTTCGCCAACGTCACAGCACCTTTACCGGGGCGCAACAGCTTTCCACCTTGCACTTCACCAAGCGCAAAGTCAAAACCGCCGCCAGCGGAAGCACGAGCCCACTTCATCTTCTGTCCAGGTTCAGGACCAAAGAACGTAGTCATCCCATGAGATTCACTCATGTTACTAGGCAAGATCATCTTTACCAGCTTGATCTGCTTTCCAGCTTTCTCCAGCCTAGCGCGGATGTTTTCCATTTCGACGTCTGTGATATGCCCCCACTTATACAGCGTCTGCGTGTCCTCGCGATAGCGGAACTTTGTTTCACCGAGTCTAGCTGTAGTCTCAGGTGAGTCTTCATGCACCATAGCGTTCAGCTCACCATGACGCAGCCGAACGCCGTTGTCACCTACGACACCGATGTAACCTTTAGCCAGCTTAGACTCCAGCGGGAATTCATCCAAGAAACCATACTTGACTTCTGGGCTGTAGAAGATTTCGACAACTTTAGCGAAATGTTCTTTCAGCTGTGTGACCTCACGTGCGTCAAAACCCTGGTCAGCAAGCAGCATCTCAGTCCACTTGTCAAACGTCATCAAAGACTGCAATCCATACTGTGGAACACTAGGATCAGCATTGCTCTTTGCGAACTTTGCCATAGTCATTTCAGCAGCTTGCATCAAAGTTTTCTTAGTGGCCGGTGGCATTCCTTCAAAGACTTTAATAGCTTCAGCCGCGCTTACACCAGCACGCTGTTCAATCAATTGCAAAGCGACAGCTTTCACAGCATTTTCGCTGGCCACAGGCATTGGCACTGGTGTATCAGTCTCAGCTTCGACAACATCAATATCGTCAATCAAATCTTCAACTATAAGCTCTTCGTCGAAAGAGTCTTGAGTATCTTCATCTAAGATAATAGGATTGCCGTCTTCGTCAAAACGAACATTCACATCTTCACCGTCAAAAAGTCCGGAAGCCATAGAAACCTTGTCATTGTCCAACTGGCTTGCATCAATAGAAGTAAATTTCTTAGCCGACGCGTTTTTGAAGTTAGCGATTAAACGTGTTAGTCCTTTCTTAAAGCTTCCAAGCTTTTCACTAAGGCTCTTTCCGGAATCCATTACTTCTGCTAGCCAGCTATAAGCAGCACGGCGCTGAGCTTCACTGCCGTCAATCGCTCGGTTTGCTGCCTTAAAAGCTTCAAGAAGAAATTTCTGCTCTGGTGTAGCTTTGCCTGCGTCCTTAGCCAAGCCTGCTTGCTGAATTGCATCTTCTACACGTTTCACGTCAGCAGTAACGTCAGCGTCAAGTTTCCTAGGTTTAAGGTCAGCCCCACGTTTTTTACGTGGCTTTGTCAGCCTGCTAACATCCTTCTTGTTTTGCTTGTTCAAAGCAGACTTCACAGTCGAGCCTTCGTTGACATCTTTTTTAACCTTAGCCTCAACAACTTTCTCAGCTCTCGGCTTCTTTCCAGTAGCCCAAAGCGCCATTGCGACAAAACTTCTGTCTTCAGCAAACTTAGTAGGTTCTTCAGCCAATAACTTCTGCACTTCTTCTGCCACGCCCTTCGCTGACAACTCCACATCATATCCACCGGACATCCGGTGCATAGCATACAGCGCCTTAATCCCACGATCCCGGACTTTATCTGACAGCGCATCCTGGTAATCCTTCAACGTCCGTTCTGCTACAGGCTTCTGCAATAACGTCTCAGGCAAACGCAGTTCATCCATAGCCACACCTTGAAGAGACTCCAGGTTCGGCTTCATCATAGCCTGACTCCAAGCGGCTTTCTCTTTACCGTTGATAGACTGCAGTTTTGCTTTGTAATCCTCCAGCTTCGTAAACGCCTCAGGATGCGTAGCAAAATCCACCGCAGCCGGTGTAGCCAACGCAACTTCCAACTTAGGCAAATACTGATTAGCCACCACCATAGCATTCCACTCAGCTTCAAAATTTGCCCTAGCATCCGAGCGTTCCTTGGCAAACAAATCTTCTAACCCAGCCAGTCGTCTTTCATGAATCAACTGACTAGCGATGTCTAACCCGGCGCCCTTCTTAGCCTTCGCCTGCTCCACAGGATCAAGTGCAGCAATTAGCTTCTCGAAGTTAAACGAACGTTCTTCCGCAGGAGTTCTATCTGCCGGAGCTTTATCCGGGAACACATCCCGGCTAGCAATCACCTTCGTGCCAATGAAATCACCAGCATCCAGCGGTGCGAATGCCAGATTTCCCACCACATTCGCAAACAAATAATCCCTATTAAACACCGCCTCAGGACCCTGTGCTGCCACATCCAAACCTAACCCTGCCGCTTGCCCAGCTACCTGGCCACCAGCATACCTCACAGCCTTATTCGCCACACCCTTCACCACAGTATCCACCACCTTATGCCCCTGCTTCGCCACCTGCCCACCAAGCGTTTCACCAACAAACCTACCAGGTAGTTCGGTAGCACCAGTGACGCCAAGTCGTTGGAACATTGGGGATTTAGCAGCAGATGCGAGGACAGCGTTGCCACCGACGTGCATGGCTTTGCTGACAGCGGCGGGCGCGATGGCTGAGATGCCAGCTTGCCAACCAGAGCCTGTTTGGTCATACGTGTCTGCAGCGGACAATCCACCGCCGGCAATCATACCAGCGGTGGTGAGCCATCCAGGACCAGGGATAAGCATAGGTGCAAGGTTCACCACCTGACGAGGAAGCGACCTACCTACGTTGTACGAAGTCTCTGGGTTGATGTCAAAGATGTTGCCAAGCTTTTGCGCTTGGCGACCCAGGAACTCGTCGGCTGGTGTTTTATTAACAAACTCCGTCAGTCCTTGGTTCCACCCACGCATGGTGTTCTCGATCGGACCTGCCTGTGAGATACGAAAGAGTTCTGGATCACCAGTGGCACGAGCGCCCTCGGCGGCGAAGTCCTCAAAAGACATGTCACGCGCCCATGGTTGTGTGGTTTTAGCTTGGGTGAAGAGGTTGGAAAGTTCGGAGATTGTCATAGGTAGTTATTGCATAGGTGGCAGGTCTCTCATTTTCGGAGTAGCTGGTTGACGGAATTGATCAGGGTTGAATAGAAGTTTCATCAATTCGTCCACAGGATTCAGCATGCCTTGTGTTGCTGGAAGTGTTGTTTGTGCTACGTCAAACCCAGCTTGTGTCTGTGGCAACACTGGCAAAGGTGGCTCAGGGGGCAGCCCAAAGATACTGTTCCATTCATCTGGTGTCCTCTTCACTTCTTGAGCTACGTTGTTAGGATTTACAGTTGGCTGAGGAGGCTGAAACAACTGCTGCACAGGACCTTGCTTTGCTGGAGCCGGTGGGCCTTGCATTGGAGAGCTATACGCCGCCCTTGCTGTTCCATACGGGTTTGCACGTGACCTCGTGACACTACCATCACCGTTGTTAAACACGTCCATGAACTTCCCAGACGTGCGCATATACTGATCCTGGTTAAAGTTCGAAGGCGCCTGAGGAGGCGGTGTATTTGGATCAGCCCAGCCCTGGACTTTCTTCTGACGATTCACCGCAGCCTGTGCAGCTTCCCAAGCACCAGGTTGGCTAAGACTAGTCGAATCCAAACGTGCCTGCCGATCTTTAACAGACTGACGATCTGGTCCTGTGTTCGTGAAGAAATCCAACCCCTGTGGCCCGGGTTGTTCAATCTGTCCAGACATGGTGCGCCGGGTGGCACCAGTGCGATCGAAGATGTTGTCTTTGAGGAATTTGAACTGGTCGTTCTGTAGTTGCTGTTGGTTGGCGAAGCCAGCTTGTGATTGCTGGGATTCACGCATACGACGACGTTTTGATTTTGCAGTCTTGCCTTTTTTGACAGGGCGTGCATTTGGGTTCGTCGTGGTGGGAACAGCACGAGAGAAGATATCAGGGCCAATGGCCGCGAGCATTGAAGTGAGTGACATGGTAGTTTAGCGTTGTTGTTGGAAAAAAGCTGCTGCAGGATTTTGTGCTTGAGGCGGTGGTTGAGGGACATTAACTCCAATGGACTTTAAGTATTCCAGCACCATACGAGGATCAGCTTCACCTGTGCCCATGTTACGGGAGACACCGGTCAAAGACTCCAGCACACCCATTTGCTGAAGCTGCTGTTGGCGTTGCTGGTCATATTCCAACTGCTGCTGTTGCTGCATAGCACGTTGTTCCAGTTCCTGTAGCTTCAACGCAAGCTCTTGCTCCTGCATTCCAACTTGCTGTTGTTGTTGCTGTGGCCCACGAAGCATTTCCAGCAGCTTCATCGCCATCATGGCTTGTTGTAGTTTATCGTTCATTGGATTTTATCTTAATTATTGTTTTATTTAGCAAGAAATTAGTTTTCCACCACGCAAAAAGCCATGCCAAAAACCTGGACAATGAATGCTCGGCACTAAGGTTGGAAGTATACCATCCCCATTCCAATTCCAAACACGTTCGCCACCAAATGCACCTTGTTGAATTTTAAGTGCATCTGGGCCAGCCATTCCAGGCAGCCAGATATAAATGGTGCTAAAGTTTTCATCAAAACAAAAATCACCTGGGGATTTCATTTCACCATACTGAACTTTATGGCAATCTATAGATTGTGTGTTCATCGTATTTTGACACTTGTTGTTTGACCTTGTTTGTTAACAGAAATACCAGCACCGCGAAGGACTTTAGGCTGAGGTTTGAAGATCGGTTCGAACTTTGGTTTGATAGGTTTCATATCATCTTGCGCTTGGCGTTGATGGGCGGAAAGACTGTGACCTTTTCACGAACCCACAGACCAGAGGATTGTTTCTGCGTGTCGCGGAGGACATAAGGTGTCCAGTCGGTATAATTCGTGGCTGGGATAGTATGACCCAACCGTTGAACGCTTCCACGATTAACTTCCATATCAGCAATCGCAGGTGTTGTGTTAATAGGAATATCACCATGCAAGCAATCTTTAACAGTCAACCCTGATATGTCCAAGTCATCAGTAATTGGCACAGGATGACGTAAAGACTCTTGACTCCAGGCTACAGCATTCTGGAAGTGTTCAATCTTCACCAAACAGTTACCTTCAACCGCGCTCTTCACAAACCAGCGATCTAAAGGATAACCACTGTTTTGGTAGTATGGAATCATCAGCACCTTTAACTGCTGCACCACCACCGCTGGCCACCTGTGAAACTCTGTGTCCCAAACGGTTTCAAATGGCACGTCCACTGTAGTGGCTCCATGGCTCTTGCCGAATACAAACGCACGGCGTCCAGGCGCGGCGTCAACAGTATCCACAAAAACATACTCATCCCATTCTGTGTCCTTTGTTCTTTCGCGTTGCCCCAAAGTCCACTGTGCATACCTCGTGCCAACCACAGGCAATGTCGCAGGCGTGATCAAATTATCATCCACCGTAAGCACAAAAGCGCTCTCAGCTGGATTTGCGGTGGGAATGGTTTGAAACGTAGCAGCCATAGTTAGTACGTAGGTGCAGTGTTGGACATTCCCACCACGCGCTCAATCGGGAAGAAGTAATCACCACCAGCGGTTTTAAACCTCCAAAACGAACGCTTGACTTCCAAGAACCTAGGCGCCGTATGCGACACTTCATCCGACGTGGCAATAGCACTATTCGTCACCACGGTAGCCACAACAACAGGCACCCCAGTCCAGCCAGGACCATAAGGATAGTTAGACGCCGTAGCTGATCCAGTCTGAGGAAATGGAAACACGTCCCGATAAACCCCATCAAACACCGTCGTTGCCACCCCATCATTCAGGAGAATATCCGGCGTGGACGTAACCCCAGTGATATGATGCACCCGTCCATCGTCTGTCGAAATGTAATAATCAGCCATAGTTTTGTTTAGTAAAGTTCAATTTGTCCACCAGCCAGTTCACCCGCACTATCCTGCATAATTAAGTCCTGAAGCGCCTGCTCGGCCTGTTTCTCTGGGCTCGGAAGATTACCTTCTTTATTCCCTGTAAACACATGCCCAAGACGGTTACACTCCACCAACGTCCGCAGAATCAAAAACTCCTCTGCGTTCTCAGTCCACCAGTCAGACGTATCCGTTGAGCTATTTATTGCAGCACTTGTCTCAGCGAACACTAATGGAGTGCTGTTTATGAACGCTCCAGCAAGTTGACTATATTGTTGCACCGTGGATACAGAAGGTTCACTACCTGCAATATTAATTTGCACGCTAGAAGCGGTCAAGCTTACATCAAACCCCATTTGTTCCAATGCGCTCTTGACGTTTTCCTTTGTAAAACCAGTAGCATCAATCGCCAACGTTGGTGCATTCACTTGACCATAAGGTGAACCCAGCTGACTCACCGCAGTTCCATCATTAGCGCCATCCAGCGCAATCACACCGATTCTTGTTTCTTCTGTATTCTGCACATTCACATACAGATACGACTCATCGTCTAAATTCACAAAAAACGAGGCATCCAGCGTAGCGCTCCAGACTGCACTCACACCGCTAGTCCATCCAGGCCACCACTTATAACCATCCACCACCAGCAACTGCGTGCTCGTCGGCGTCGGATACAGCTCTAACCACTTACCTCTTACCACTCCATGAGGCTGATTCAACATCGGATGCCAGCCTGAGTCCTGCCTCAGCTGCCTCAACTCCTGATATTCCTCACCCCACGTTTCGTAATTCTGCCGCATTTCAGAAACATGCTTCACGCCATGTCCCAAAATCTTAATCGGACAATCGGTCGTAGACACCTTATTCGTCGTGTCCGTGGCATCACCGCGCAGCCACCAATGCTTACCTTCTTTCAACTTTTCCGTCCCACCACCAAACCACGTAGGACTATCCCACGCGACTTCATTAGCAGTAGTTACCGAGAGGTAACCCTTCTTCCTGCACACAGACCAATTGTGTCTCCGCTCTGCATACTTCCTTGCATTGTTCATCGCAATCAGAATCAAGTTTGCACTTGTCCCCGACACGTCGAACTTTGCAACGCTTCTCTGCAAATACATCGCCACGGTAGATTGAATCTCTGCTACAGTCATATTGATTACCTCTCGGTTTGTTACTTACACCAACTACTTACGCATGTCCCTTGACACCGAGAGTGCCGAAGGATGGGTGTTTGCCAGTGAAGCGCTTCAGGGTGTTGGTTCCTGTTTGGTTAGTTTCACGTGCAGTTGTGCTCAGCATTTTGGTTGCCGAGACATGTTTGCCCTTTGGAGGCATGGAGTCGTATGACGACATTAGGTTTTTAGGCATTGTGTTTGTGTGGGTTAGGCTGTATAGCCGGTGACTGTGATGCGGACTGTGTCAGTGATGTCGGTTGGGACATCGCGGGTTGCGTCGGTGGCGTTGGAAGTATCGTTGAGGAATATCTTCGTGCCATCGTAAGACACCATTGCAGGATACAAGAATCCATCGTCATCCGCCGTAGCGTTTGAACAAGAGATAAGGCTTGTGAATCCAAGAGCGGTAGCTCCAATGGTGTTGGTGGCCCCACCCTGGCCGGTTAGAACCAAGGTGAGACGTTTGATTGTCAGCCGTGGGGTGCCAAGAGCTACCAGGTTGGTAGCTTTGACAACAGTCACAGCGGTTGATGCTAGAGCAGCCATGGGTTAGGCGGTGATTCCAGTGAGGTTTTTGATATACATGTGGTTCTCAGGGAAGTTGATTTCGTAACCACCTTCTGTGAGCCAGCAGTCTTTACGACCATCGAAGTCGTTGTCTTGACGACCTTCCAAGAACTCTGTATCGGAGTCCTGAAGCGGACGCCATTTGAAGCATGGAAGATCGAGGATGTAAGCATCGTTGCGGAAGGTTGAATCTTGCGAAAGCAGCGGATGCGCTTTGAAGACCAAGTCACCGTAGATGGTTGACAGGCGATACATCTGAAGACCGAAGGTGTCGGTTTTCGGATTGAGCTCTCGCATGACAATGGATTGGAGCTTGCAGTAAGTCTGCACGGCTTTGAGGAACCCAGAACCACAAAGAACGAGTTTCTCGAAGGACGTGTCCGAAGTGTAGCGGAAGGCACGTTCGACGAGAGTGTCGAACTGGTCGATGGTGAGTGTGGTGGATAAGTCGATGATACGCTTGTCGTCATCGGCGGACCAGGCGGAGGCTGTGATGTCGGAACCACCAGGGCGGTAGGTTACGATAGCACCATTGCCGGTTGTGCCGAGTTCCCACTGCTTGAGGAAGTATTCAACGCCACCGGTGAAGCGCTCTGGGACTGTGTCGCCGTCTTCGTTGGTGGTGTTGCGTGTAGTGCGCACGCCACGAAGAGTAGCTTGTTCCAGGCCCTTCATGTGACGAAGGCCAGTTTTCTTCAGCTTGTCCTGCCAGATGCCAGAGGAGTCATAGCGCACACCTTGCTTGAGTGCAGAGCGGGTGATGTGGATTCCGTGTTTGTGGATCTGAGTGTAGTTGGTGATCTCGATTGGGAACGAGTAGGAACCAACCTTGGACTTGGTGCCTTCAGCGGCTGCCGAAGAAACGAAGTAGACTGACAGACCGTTGGAGTCCGTGGCGTTAGACACGTCAGCAACGGTTTCGATTGGACGGAAGCCGATCTTGCCCACATCACCGGAGATTTGAGTGACAGAGGTAACGACACCGCGAAGCTGGCTGGTAGTTGTTCCAGCGGCGTCCAGCACATTGCGAATCCAGATGACGTCGTGCACGCGGAAAAGCGTATAGTCCGTAACCTTAACTCCGTAGATAACGTTGGTTGTCATCACTGCACCGTCAGTGTGGGCTGTGGTGAGGTCCGTAGTATAGAACGGGCCTGCAGCAGCGATCTGAGCAGTGGTGGTTTTGATGACGGTGTCACGTTCTTCCCACCAGCCAAATTCAGTCTTGTCGGTTTCTTCATCAGGAAGAAGCGACAGAAGATAGGTTAGCGGGGTTGGGCCTTGGGGATACTGGTAGAGTACCTTACGGCGAGTTTTCTCACTGATATAGCTGGCGTGAGTTCCAGATGTGTGTAGACCGAAGACTGGCATATTGTTGTGTTGTGTTTGTTACTGCTTTACTGGGAAGACTGAGTTGATAATAGACGAGCTTCTTGATTGCCCGCTACCTCCGCGCCCGCCTCCTGACCCGGGACGCATGAATTGGTTTGGCTGTTGCTGTTTGACCTTTAGAGTGAACCCTGTATCATACTGCTTGATCAGTTTGGCAGCCACGTTTGCAACGTCACGTTTCGCCCCTGAGATAGAGTTCATCCTGTAACCTTGCTGGGCAAGCAACTGAATAGCCTGAGCTACTGCAGGGCCTTTGCCTTTCAAAGTTGGAAATTTTTGCACCACCGAAGCAGCAAACTCTTTCTCTTGCTGGCTGCGCTGGTATTGCTGAATTGACTTGATGTGTGGATCAAGCTCTTGAACCCGCCCGTCAATGGCCATTCCACTGGCTTTAAGTAGATACTCGTTCTGAGAATTCATCAGTGACGACAGAGCTTCCAAGGCCTTTTCAGGTGGAGTCTCCGGATCACGAATCATCTTGATAAGTTCTACCGAGGGGCTTGGTTTGCCAAGTTGCTTCTCGATTTCTTCACGAGTGAACTTGGGCTGTTGCTGTTGTTGCAACGCAGGGCGGAGACCATCAGTGATCGCCTTTGCGAATGCATTAGGATCAAACGGTGGAGCCTTAGGCTCGTCGTCTTCTTCCTCGTCGTTGTCGTCAGAGTCATCTTCGTCCTCTGCGTCGATCACTTCGTCTCCATCAGTATCGTCATCCACCCAGGGTTCGATACCGGAGCCACCACCGCCTTGATCTTCAAAGGGTGCGAAGCAAATAGAATGTAGCCAGTTATTAACTTTCATCTTGTTTTTGTTTTAGTTCTTGTTTCCGTTGTTCCAATGATTGTTTGAGTGTTCCAAACGAATCAAATTGTTTCATCTTTTCACCAAGACTTCCTATCATTTGCTCTCTAGCAAAAAAGGATTGAATAGAATCAGGAACGATCGTCGTAACAATGTTCGCTGTTCCAAGTATCTGGTGTTCAAGATCACTGCGCCATAATTGGTGAAGCTGTGATCTCAGGTGGTTGTCCAGGAGCTGGAGGTGCTTGTCCACCTGCTCCAAGTTGAGGTTGTCCAAGGGGTTGGTCACGTTGGAATTGTTTTAGGTTTGTAACTCCGCGAAGCTCTTGAATTCGTTCAATGATCTTCACCAAGTCAATGTTTGTTGCGGCCATCACCTCAGGATTAGACATAAGTGCGATTGCCAGTTCCTGTAGCGACTGGGCTACAAAAGTTTTCTCGGACGCAGAAGTCGAATCAAAGACAAAGAAGTCTTCTGACCCAATAAGCTCCCACCACGCGTCCTTATGGAAAGTCTGCCAGGCTTCAAAGGTGTCTTCATCTTCGCCCAGGATCTTAAAGAACGTCTCTTCCGACATCCACTGCCGGGCGTTGATGAGCAGCTGTTTGCCCAGCGGCGACAACGCCATTTGATAAATCGTCGAGCCAATGAGCTTCATCCTAGCAGCCCCACCAGCCTGCACATTCCGAGCCTCCGTCGCGGACCTCCGGCCTCCTGTGAAGCTCCCCATAGCGTTCTCATTCACACCAGAAACCTGATACATCATTTTCATCAGTGTATCCGCATCCTGAATATGTGTCGTCGTGGGGTCGTTCGTCTTAAGCTGCTGAATGAAATTATCCAACCCGCCCATAATCGGCGTATTCTTCTTCATGCGGATGAACGGACTGCGAGTCTGCAAGTCCTCTAGTTCCACATACTGACTATGAACCACCAGCTGTTTCTCTATATTATTCTTAACAGCCTCAATCCTGGTGTTCATCAACCACGTTACAGTCTCCTGCAGGCGATCAATCAGCGACGACAAAGAATCCGACAACTTACTGTGCTGGTCCGGTGCCATCTGAGCCACCTTATACGTGAACCCCATATTAGCATCTTCAACCTTCTCCGCCGACAGCACCCGCTGATCGTTGCCCAGGCGAATAATCCAAAGTTCTTCTTCCGTAGAGCTTGACAACTCATAATCCGCCGGACGCAACCAACGCTGCATCTCCGTGACGACAACCATAAAGTCATTTTCTTTCTTCGAGTCCAAGGTTAGGTCCTCAAGACGTGTTTCACCCCGAGTCTCCAGTTCCGCCCTACCAAAAGCCGTCAGATGCTCCGCGCCAGCCACACCTTCCATCTTCTTCACTTCCCTAAAGTGATGCACCGTCTCATCAGCCGCAAACCCACCTTCATGCCACCTGGTCATAGGCAACCTCGTATCCGGGAAGAAGTTATACGGACTAACGTTATCCACCACCGTCCCTTCCCGAATAATAACTTCGATTTCTTCATTATTCTGGGCAACCAACTGCAAACCAGCGGTGTCGGAAAAGAGCGTGGCAAAGGATAGTGCAGTGCTGGTGGGTGTGATGTTGGTAGTGCGAACTTGCCAGGAGGGTTTTAAGACACCGAGGTTGAATCGGGCGATGTCAAGAAGGAATTGGACGAGCTGTGGCGTGCCGAAGCCATTGCGGACTTCTCGCTCGATGATCTTCTCGCATTCTTCACGGATGTCGAAGTCAGCTGTGCCGGTGGGGACGTATTCGTAGAAGCGTTGGTTTTGGGTGTAGAGTAAAGTGAGGTAGGTGACAAATGTGTTTACCTGGGCATAAGAGAGTGGGATAGTTTGCTTTGCGGGTTCGCGTTTTTTCTTCGCCTTGATGTCTGTAGAGTCGTCACAACGGATTTGCTGATAGGTTTCTAGGGCGTAGTCCCAGTCGGCGTAGTATTTAGCCATCTGGGAACGTGAACGCTTGAGGTCACGGAGACAGTCTTGACGGAGATCAGCAAGGAGTTCGTCTTGTTCTTCGGCAGCAAGCCGGGTTGGAAGGTCTTTGGGCATGTTAGAAAATACCTAGTTTTTGCATGAGTGCTTGGACGAGAGCCATCTGTTGTTCTTGAGAAGTAGCTTGCGCAGCACCAGACTGGTTGTAGATTTCTACAGCTTCTTTGGCTCCTTGTATGGAGGGGATCACAGGATGCACATAGGCGGAACCCGTAGCACGGTTGCTGGCAGGAGCTAAACCCATCATGCGATTAATAGCGAGAAGTATGTCTGCCTGAGAAGCTTGACCATCGCGTGAGGCCAGATGCTCCGTGCTACCAAAGCGAGACGCATTCTGGTTCACACCATTATACATTGCCTGCGGTCCAAGAAATTGATTGAGGTTCGGTTCCATAGTGTTATGCAGCTTTTTTCTCAAACCAGTGGCGTTGGTCGGAGGTTTCAAACGAAAGGTCACCTGTGATAGGAAGTGGCCCAGGGCGGAAGTTGTCGGACTTCTCAGGCGCAACCCAGGTTAAGCCGTTTAGCACCAGACGATAAAGACACTCCATCATGTGATCGTTAGCATCCTTAGGTTTGTTCTCCCGCTTTGGGTCCCAGACATAAGCATCGAACTCGTAGAGTGTTTCATTCAGCGCGGAGCTGAAATGCAACGTCTCGCCTTCTTTGCGCGACAAAGCATTTTGCACCGCGACGATACCGTGGGTTAGCTCTTTAGACGCAGGCGTAACCATGAGACCTTTGCGGTAGAAGCTGTCAGCCCAGGTTGCGCCAGTGATGGGGTCTTGGTTGAAAGCGATGCGGTCTAGAAGTATGGAAAATGGCTGGCGCCCGTGGAGTTTGTGGATGATGACGTCAACGAGGTCATCGATCATCACGTGCTGGAAGTATTCGGTGTAGAAGAACGTTTGACCGGTGGGTGCTGTAGCGGCAAAGAGCACCGCATGTGGGGTCTTAGGATGCGGGTCAACTGCAACACGGATGGTATAGTCCAGCGGTGGGTCGTCGTAATCAGCCCAGCCGTGTGGGATGGATTCGTAAACGTGTTTGTCACGTTCGAACATGGAGTAGATTACTCCCTGCATTCCGAATGGACGACCGTCGATACGGGAGGCTTTTTCAGCATCGGTAAGCTGGGCTTCGAACTTCTTGATAGACTTTTCGGTCAGCGAAGTGTTGTCGTGCGTGGTGCCTGTCATGACCCAGGTGGACAGCTCGTCCTTGGCAAAGTCTTGACCGTCGTCAAAGTTTTCTTTCAGGCGCGAACGTGGAATGAACATCTCGTTGATCCACTGTTCCGCGATCGGGGTGCATGTGAACCAGGCCTTACCGTCGTTGTCGATTAAACCACGGGAGTTTGCCACCCACATGTTTTTTGGACAAGGCTCGTCAACGTGAATCCAATCCCAGTGAGAAGACTCCTGGCCCATCGGATTGCCCATGAAAGACCGCACTGTGTCGATGTAGATATGTGAGATACCACCCCAGATCGACTTAACCTGAATACAGTCGATTTCGCCTGCTTGGTTTTTGTGGACGTCATGGAAAGCTGCCTTCGGCAAGAACTGAAAGATCTTACCTTGAGACTCACCTTCTTCCATAGAAGTATAAATTTCTCGCGCTTTGTCCCAATCGGCTACGATGATAAGTCCTTTGGTGCTGCGTTGTGGGATGCCGAGGCGCCGGCGTGCGTCACCTTCCGGAATCCACAGACGCTCGCCCAAAGCAAAGGCTACGTCTTCACAAGCACCTGCGGTCGACTTCCCAAAGCGATTCCCTGTGCGCAGGTAACGAAAATCTGCCCAGGCCGCCGAATGAAACAGCTCCTGTTTGCGATGTGGTTCATAACCACATATACCACTAGCACGCTTCAAAGCCGAAAGGCGTCGAAGTTTGCTCAAGCGGGCTATGTCGTCAAGTTGGTTCATTAGAGATTGATGAATTTACGCAGATCGTTATTGCGGTTGAGCCAGCCTTTTAGAAACTTAGCTAACCGTCCCTTGGCTATACTGTGGTAGTGTTGTTCCGTGCGAGCCAGCAAAGCATTAGCAAGTTCCACAGGTGATTCAGCTTTCGCAGCAGCCAACGTCATAGGTCCAATGTTGCCGTCGACAGTCACACCGACGATAGCCTGCAGCCACTTTGAAGCTCGACCGTGACCAGCGTTAACCGCAATGTTAGCCAGCACTTCACCAACGCCAGCAGGTAGTTCATCCGCATGACACTTGGTCCAATACTCATTCCAGTAGATTGCAGCCGCTCGCTCACGCGTGAGATTACGAATGTCCTCCTTTGGATGACTACGTTGGTCAATACCAAACTTAGTAGCTCCGCCTGGATCATCAGGATCGTTCTCATAAACAACCCCTTCCCACTTGAGTAACCAAGTGAACCATTTTTCAAAGCGTGCGTCAGGTTTCATGAACGGAACTGATTAAAAGAAAGCAAAGCAATCATCAGGAACAAACCAACAAAGCCCAAGAGTGAACCCCACCCAAGCGTCAAAGCTATGTCAGTCGTAGCTATCATGGTGGGTTATTCAGTCCGACCAATAGTCAAAGCGCGGGTGAGTGCGGCTTGGGAGAAGACCTTTTCGCCTGTGGCCTTCCAGTGGCCTTCGAGGAATTGATACTCCATGTCCTTGATGGTGGTCATGCTAGTCGGGGTGTATAGTGCTGATGAGTTTAGCAAGGATGCGTTGCTCGCGGTGGAGGTTTTCGATTTGCAGGAGAGCAGATTCGTCAGCACCAATAGAAAGGTTAGTGATTTCAGTTTGGATTTCATTGATGCGACGAAAGGGTTTGGATAGGTTGACAGCGAGCCAGACACGGAGAGTGAGCTTGAGAAGCTCGATAATGCCTGTGGGGGTCATGTGGGTTTATTATAGGCCCATGGATTTGGATGTGACCTTGGCGTCACGGGCGAAGAGTGCGGCGATGGATGGCATGAGCGCAGCGAAGATAACGGACCAGTCGGGGTTGGTGGTAGGATCGCCGTCAAGGAGCATTGAAGCTACGTTGGCTGCGATGATGAGGATGCCGCCAGTGCCGAAGAGTGAGGTTCTGTAGTTTTTCATAGTGGGTTAGTTAGCGTTATGGTTTAGTATCTCCGGGTGGTCACTGGCCACACGGATCTCGAGATTGGAAAGTTCTTTACGCATTGAACCGAGCTCGGTTTTGATTTCTTGGACGGTTGAAAGGAGGACACCTTGAACACGGACCTCGACACGTATGTCGGAGAGTGCGCTGCCAATTTCTGCAACGGAAGCGGTGAGTCTAGGCACAGCGTCAAGGCGAGGTTTCGCTTCACCAAACCAAAAGCCGACAGCACCTATGGTGAGAATCAGTTGCCAAGGGGTTACGCCCAGGGTTTTAAGAGATGCTTCGATAGGTGGTGGCATGTGTTATGGGTGCTGTTGCGTGGTTTCGCCAGGAGAGGGAAGCGCTTGTGCAAGAGCTAAATCAAGCTGAGCTGTGGCATAGCCTGCTTGGAACTGTGCTTGCAGAGCTTGCTGAATGATTTTGATAAGCTCCGGCGTCATGGTTTAGCAAGGTCGGCGAGTTGAGCGATGACACCATCAAGCACTTC